GCGACTCGTGCATCGGAGTGAGCTACACACTATCAAGGTGCGGGACGCCGACAAGATCAAGCCAAAGTGCTACATCGAGTGGGATATGGACACCATGTCCTTTGACGAATGCGAAGGTGAGGATCACACGAGTAGCTACGATGAAGACGACGAGATATCATTCTAAGTGAACAAACGTAACCTCAACTTGATACTCCGTCAACTCGGCGACGCTGATCCAGAGTGGAGATCAGAGCAGCAGGTGTCGATATGCTGCCCGCTAGCCCCGTGGACGCATCACAGCGGTCAGGACAGTAATCCGAGCTTGAGCCTCAAGTATGGTGGTACACCCACGCTGTTCAAGTGCTTCACCTGCGGGGCTCAAGGTTCATTGGCGTCATTGGTGGGTCGATACGCGAGGCTATCCGACAACGCTGATCTGGCGTCATTGGCGGGCCGTCTGCGGGACGAGGATAAGCCAGACCTGCGCACGAAGCTCGCCGCTGCCATGGAAGAACCAGAGCCGATTGAGACAGAGATCATCCTTGATGAGTCTGTGCTTGACAACTTCATGCCGTACAGCGATTCGCCGAAGTGCGTCGAATATCTTGCTAATCGACGCATACCCGCAGTGACCGCAGTCCTCTTTGGCATTCGTTACGACGCGAACCAGGATCGACTGCTATTCCCCGCACGTAACCTTTCCGGGGGACTTGTTGGCTTCGTGGGCCGCACCATCTGCGACGATAAGCGTAAGTACAAGAACTACTTCGGATTCAAAGCCAACCTGAACCTCGGCGGGAGCCATCTTTGCAATCAACTGCACGATACAGTAAGTGTCGTCGAGGGCTTCATGGACATCCTCCGCGCCTATCAGTGGTCCTGCGAGATGTCCACTGACATCGTATGCACATGGACATCGGACACGAGCGACGAGCAGGGCGACACACTACTCGGACTTGACAAACGCATTGTCATGTGCTATGATAATGACGCTGCTGGGGAAAAGGGAACCAAGGCCGCACTAACACTACTCAAATCCAATCGCCCACAAGTAGGGCACTTCACTTCACAGGACGTAGGCTCAATGGATAAAGCCGAATACGTCCACACACTCAACAACGCCCGCGTGCGCAGAACGCGACTAAGGGCATAGGAGACACGTATGTCAGAGAAACCATCGTTTATGGCAGGTATGGGAATGGGGACTGAGTTCCCCGATACTGGCGGCTCGCAAGACGACGATCAAGTTCGCCGATTCTGGATGCCTCGCGGGGAAGAAAAGAAGATCGTCTTCTTGACGAATGCAGACGACGCCCCAGCGATCTATGAGCATCAAGTGAAGCTCGGTAACGGCAGGGGGGCATTCCAGAACTGGTTCACGTGTCTTGAGTCGCTTGGCAAGGGCTGCCCTTTGTGTAAGTGGTCTGACGAGAACGACGAGTTCCGTCGCTCAATGGTCCTATTCCTCACCGTGATCGACGTTGCGGGGTACACTAGCAAGACCACTGGCAAGGTTTACACCGACCTCAAGAGGCTCTACGCAGCCAAGAAGGGCACAGCGGAGTCACTGAATCGCAAGGTCACCAAGCTCATTGAGCGGGACAAGCCGCTTCGCGGGGCGATGTTCGAGGTGTTCCGCAAGAACGACGACAAATCACCCGGCGCGGGATCGGACTTCGACTACGTTGAACACGTCGATCTTGATGGCTTTGAGGACGCCACGGAGTACGATTACGCCGAAATCCTCAAGCCTGATCCTGACAAGGTGGCAAAGTGCATCAAGCAGTTGCAGGCCGAACGCGGCGCCATGGAAACACCGCCGCCCAACGAAGACGACATTCCGTTCTAGCATCTTCAGTTCACTGGCTGTGCCGTGATACTTGGCTGGCTATGTAGAACAATGTCCGCAGGGCGGCGGGGAATCTCCTCGTCGCCTTCGCGGACAATTATCACAAGTGAGTAAATGACCTTCAACCCCGACCAATTCATCGCCAAGGCCCAAGACGCGGGAGCGTTCAGCTTTGACGTAGAGCATGACCCGAACACGCAGTTCAATCATGCCGACTTCGAGCTATGGGGCATCAGCTTCGCCATCGGCGAGGAGCGTCACTTTGTGCGGGACCGCGCCGTGTGGGAACCAGCCGTCAAGCGGCTGTTCGCCTTGAAGGGCGTAGACGCCGTGGCCTACAACGGCAAGTATGACATCAAGTGTCTCAAAGCCCTCGGTATCGCAGACGACCCCCAGCAGCTATGCGATCCAATGGTGGGCGTGAACCTACTGAATGAGAACCGCAAGCCGAACAAGCTTGCCCTGCATCACGTCGTGAAGGATACCTACGGGTATGAGATGGGCCACTTCATGGACGAGTGCATCGACGGCCCAGATAGCCCTCGATTTATCAAGTACACAACGGACGACGCCTACTACGAGTACAAACTGTGGCGGGATATCAAACCTCGGCTGGTCGACGAGGGGCTGTATAGGCTGTTTGAACGCATCTTGATGCCGTCATCACTGTTGATTGCAGATATGGAGACGGTGGGTATTCTATGGGATATCGACAAGGCCCGCGAGATGCAGGTATCCTTTGAACGAATCGCGGAGCAACTGAAGAACGAGATTCTGGCCAAGATAGGAGACCTCAACATCTCCAGTGGCGACCAGTTGGCGGCACGCCTGTTTGACGAGTTGGGCTACTCGACACGTGGTATAGCAACGACTCCGTCGGAGAAGCGGTTCAGTGTCGACGCCAAGGCTATGTCGGTTCTCGCCGCAAGATACCCAGTGTGCGACAAGATCGTGAAGTACCGCACCTCCTTGAAGATGGTTGGCACGTATATGAAGCCTCTCATCGAACGCGCAGAGGCCGACCCCAATCAGCGAATCCATCCCACGTTCTGGCTAGTTAGCACAACCGGTAGAATGCGCAGTGAGAACCCAAACTTTCAGAACATACCGGCGTATATGCACAAGAGCGAACCGTTTACGGGGCTCAGTATACGAAGTTGTGTCGTTGCCGAACCAGGACGAAGGCTGATCGTGGCGGACCTGTCGCAGATCGAACTTCGCCTGATGGCCCACATATCGAAAGATCGGCTGTTCCATGAAGCCTACGTGCGATGGGAATGCGCCTCTTGTGGTGCGTCGGGCGACGCAATAACCATCTTGCACAAATGTCCCAACTGTCATGCCGCAGAGAACGAGAAGATTCTATCGGATAAGGCTGCGGGCGGGTTCTGGCATGGTAAGGACATCCACACGCAGACCTATGAAGGCATATCAGCACTGCACTCGCGCCAAGATGGCAAGGTCGCGAACTTTGCCTTGATCTACAACGCCACTCCGGGTATGATGCACCACCACTACCCAGACCTGACAAAACGACAGTGGTCTGTGGCGTCGGATCAGTACATGGAAATGTATAGTGGAGTGCATGCCTACCACGTTCGCTGTGAGCAGCAGATGGACATGGCGCCAGTAACGAAGAACATCTTCGGTAGGAAGCGACGCATCCCGAAGCACGAAGTACAAAAGAGTTACAAGCACGCAATCAACCAGTTCATCAACTTCCCCCCGCAGTCTGCGGCGTGCGACTTCATCCAACTAGCCTCCATCAAAATCAGGGAGGCAATGATTGGCAACGGGTCGTGGTTGACACGTGTGTGGCCAACCAACATCGTCCATGACGAACTCGTGTTCGAGTGTGACGAGGACTACCTAGACGAAGCAGTACCTATCGTGCAGTACCACATGGAGCACGCCGTGCAGTTGCGGGTGCCCGTGCGGACAGATATCGTGATATGCGACAATTGGGGCGAAGTAAAAGGATAGCACCATGAATGAAGTACGAGACCCAGGAACCATCACCGTGACACAGACCTACAAGAAGGGGCGAGTGGTCACCAGGGAAGAACAAGAATCCTCACCCATTGAAGTTACCCAATTCCACACCGATACTGCGCGTGTGTCATTCACACAGCAGGTCACAGTGAACATGGGTGACTTCGAGTCGGTCAAGACTGGCGTGACCTGCACGCTGCCCGCGTATGTTGAAGAGATCGACGCAGCATTTGAAGCAGCCGAGGAGTTCGTGCGGGCAAAGTTGGACGACAAGATCGTTGAGCTACAGCAGTATCGGGACTCCAAGCGAAAGAAGAAGTAGCATGACATCAGCGTTATTGCATCTTGGTGACTGTCTCGACATCATGCGCGAGATGCCTGACAACAGTGTCGATCTCGTGTTCTGCTCACCGCCATACGAGGCAGCACGCACCTACGGGATCGACTTCAAGCTGAAGGGTGAGGAGTATGTTGAGTGGTGTCTGCCACGATACCTAGAGTGCCTGCGAATCTGTAATGGACTTGTGGCTTGGGTCATTGAAGGGCAGACACGGCAATTCAGGTACTCTGCGGTTCCGTTGCTGCTGATGGCGGACCTGCATCGTCAGGGGGTCCACTTGAGAAAGCCGCCTATCTATCGTCGCGACGGCATTCCTGGCAGTGGGGGTCCTGACTGGCTCGCCAACAAGTACGAGTTCATTGTGTGCGCCACCAGCGGCGGGAAGTTGCCGTGGAGCGACAATACAGCATGTGGTCATCCACCGAAGTATGGCCCTGGCGGGAGCCCAAGCCACCGCAAAGTTGATGGGGATCGAGCAGGCGGACATAGTTATGTGCCGCCGAAGAAGGCGAATCCAGGCAATATATTCGACTGTGGTGCGGCTGGAGGAGGCAACATTGGGTCAAAGATCGCCCATGAGAACGAAGCCCCCTTCCCAGAGAAGCTCGCCGAGTTCTTCGTCAAGTCCTTCTGTAAGCCTGAGGGCATCGTGTTCGATCCCTTCTGTGGTTCTGGCACCACACTCAAGGTTGCTATTAACAATGGTAGACAGGCTATCGGCGGGGACATCCGTGAGAGCCAACTCGACCTGACTCGCCGACGCCTCGAAGAATGCCACACGCTGCTGGAGAACACTTAATGACCGACGAGCAACAACCGTTCAGTACAACTGATGGTGATCCACAGCCGTTCAATACAACCGGGGCTCAACAAGCCTTCATTGCCTCGGTGAACAAGCAGTACAAGTCGAACATAGCATCTAGTGGTGACGGTGTCCGTGCGCTCGACATCCCCCGCTTCAGTAGCGGTATCCTTTCCCTTGACTTGGCCCTCGGCGGCGGGTGGCCATTCTCCCGCATCGCTCTATTGGCGGGAGAGGAAAGCACGGGTAAGACACTGATTGCACTACGTGCAGCATCGTCATTGAAGGACTACTGCAAGGTGTGCCACCTACATTCAACGAGGTGCCAATGTGAGACGTTCACGCCATGCACCACACTGTTCGTTGACATTGAGGGCACCTTCGACCCTACGTGGGCCACTCTCAATGGATATGATCTCGACGCCAATACCCACGTCCGCCCAGACTACGCCGAGCAGGCCATCGACATCATTGACGCCGCCATTGAATCAGGGACGTTCGATCTCGTCATCGTCGACTCACTCGCCGCACTGACGCCTACTAAGGAGATTGAGGACTCTGCGGAGAGCAATCAAGTGGGCCTCGCGGCGAGACTGCTCAACAAGGCATTCCGCAAGTGGGTATCCTCGTTGAGTCGGGTGTCCAATAAGGGCGGCGCGAAACCACCTGCTCTACTGTGCCTGAATCAACTGCGTGAGAAGGTGGGTGTCATGTTCGGCGATCCCCGCACAACGCCGGGTGGTCGCGGGCAGCTATTCGCAGCCAGCGTAATTGTGTGGACTAAGGCCGTGAAGTACGCCGACGACCCTGACAAGCTGACGGCGATCGTGGAACTTGGCGGGGTCACTAAGAAGAACAAGACCCACGTGCCGAAGTTGACTTACGAGTGCAAGTTGGCTCTCAAGGACTTCGGTGAGGTCTGTGCGGGGCATATCAACAACGAAGACCTACTCGTGAAGAAAGGTCAGCAGTACGCCCTCATCGGCAAGGATAACACCGATTTCTTCTTCCCGGACTTGCGCGTAGGTCACATGCGGGCCAGGTTGCGGGAGGACTACGATCTCTCTACGAAGCTGTGGCAGCAGATTGTGCAATTGGAGTGCAGTGTTGATGTTTGACCACGAACCCAAGTGTCCTCACGGTGGCCAACTAGGCAAGCAGGAGAGCATGAAGAAGAAGACCCTGCGTCAAGAACAGTCTATCGCAGACTCTCTCGGTGGTCACCGTCAGCCCGCGTCGGGGGCAATTGCGGGGCACAAGGGCGACGTGAAGCATAAACACTTCTTGATCGACAGTAAGCAGACCATCGGCGACGTAATGGCCACTTCCCGCGCCGATGTGATGAAGATCACCCGCGAGGCATACCAGGAGTCGCTGGAACCATGCCTCGTATTGACGTGGGAGAACCTGAAGGCCGTGGAGAACTCGTGGGCCATGATTCCCATGTCGGTCTTCAAGCGCATGCTAGACGCGGGGCAAGCAGAGGAACTATGAGCATCACAGACACCCTCAACAAGCTGCACGGGCCGCCAGACGAGCCGGAGAAGCCGCAGGCAGAGTTGCCGGACATACGGAAGGTCATCAACGCCTTCGCCACCGGGCAAGGCCCCCAGTCTCTTAAACAGGATTGGCTGCGTGCCAGCGGGTTGTACTTCATGTGCCCCCGCGAGTTCGTATTGAACTACTGGAAGCCAACGCCGTCGGTGAAGTTCACCGGCGACAACCTGATGAAGATGGCCTGTGGAACGTGGTGGCATTGGCACATGCAGAACAAGGTGCTGGGTCCACTAGGGGTGCTCAAGGGCTGTTGGGTAAACTCTGTCAGTGACGTGTATAATCGCGAGAACTCGTGGCACCCCGACCCAGAACTCGCGTTACAAGACGAGGCGCACCAATTACCCGTGTGGCAGTTTTATGAGGCAGGGCTCACAGAACAAGGATGGCGCATGACTGGCCATCACGACGGCCTCGTTTCCGTCGACCGTCTCCGTTGGCTTGCGGACAACTTGAATGTAGTGCGCAAGGATTTACCCTCAGCCTTGAAAGAGGTACAGGCCATTCCGGTCGGTGAACTCGCCCTGCTTGAACTCAAGTCACAGAGCATATCCGCCGCAGAGCATTGGCAGACAGCAGATGAGACCCCCGACTACTACAAGATGCAGGCCAACATCTATCAGCACATGACGGGCATCCACAAGACGATCTTCCTGTTGGCAGACCGCGACGAGTTCAAGTGCCGCCTGATTCAGTACGACTACGACGACGCGTGGTGGCAAGAGGCAACCCGCAAGGCGACGACGATATGGACGGCGATTCGCGATAGGACTTTGCCTGACAATTGCCCGTGCCGAGACAGGGACTTTTGGCGCGCGAAGAAGTGCGTGTTCCGAAAGTCCTGCTGGGACGAAGGCGACTTCGCGGCTTGGGTAAAGCTTCAGGCTGACTCACAACCGGATCGCAAGTGGCTTAACCTCGCCGATTGGATGCCCCCGGAATGACACCCGAACTCCTCCTAATGCTTGACAATTTCGACAGTTACATAACCGTTGTTAGTTCCGTATACGCCTACGCCGAGATGAAGCCCCAGGCGAAGCAGAGCACCAACTTCGGACGCGGGCGTGCGTGGACATCCCCGAAGAAGCGAAAATACCTGTCCGATTTGGCGGATTGCCTGCGGGAAGACTTGACAGACGGGTTCATATCTGGTAGAATACGCCTAACAGTGCTTTACTGCTTCCCGTGGAGGCAGTCGGATAAGAAGCTGCAACGGCAGTTAGGCTGGGCACTCATGGACAAGCGGCCCGATACGGACAACCTAACGAAGCCACTGTGCGACGCCTTGCAGTCGGTTGCACTACACGACGACGCACAGGTTGTTGAGATTCGCGCGAGGAAGATACGAGTAGACACGCCGTGCATTGCATTGCGGCTGGATCAGATAACAGAGTCGAAGTAGCAGGAGGTTCTGACCATGATCCAGAAGTTCGTAGATCGTTTTATGGAGAACAAGCCGGAGATCGAGGCCAAAATCGCTCTCGCCCATCCGAGCTATGAGGACTTAGTGCGGTTCGTTGTCGAGGCGATAAGTGACAGTGAAGACTACGGCTCGCCAGACCCCACAAGAATCCACGCAATTGATGACGGCGATTATCAGGGCACTCTGTTATACGTGATTGCTGACAACTCCTACCAACCCTCGGTGTATTGGTACACGATGGTTGATTATGGTTCGTGCAGTGGGTGTGATACTCTGCAAAGCATCTGCAATTACGATGACGAGGCTCCATCCGCTTCTCAAGTGGCAGACTACATGACGCTTGCCCTGCACATTGTTCAGAAGATGCGAGAGATGTATGGCAAAGGATCAGCCCCATGACTGGCAAACCAGAAACTGCCACAGAGGCTGCTAAGAGGCTGGTGCAATACTTCAACTTGTGTGCTGTATCCGAACAGTCAGACGACGATTCGTATAACGAGATTCCCGCTTCGGCGACCGATGCTGACGGCGAGTGGGTAGACGATACCATTCTGTCGGAGGATTGGGAGCCATGGGACTACTCGTGCCAGATGTGGGATAAGTATGGCGTTGCATGTGATGCGGTAATGTCCCACCAACGCCGCGAAGAACTTCGTGCAGCCGTACAGATCAGTGCCGAGTCATACAATGCGATGCGAGACGGTGCAAATAGTGAGGATAACTGAAGGATCACCCGTATGACACCCCCACCTGAAACTGCCGCATTGAAGGACGACGACTTAGCAAACACTGTGGTATTGGAGATACCGCCCGTCGCAACTTATTACGATGTGCCGCGCAGTCGGCGCAAACTAGCCAACATCAGACAAAGGAACAAGACATGGACACTGAATCAATCAAACAGATCGCAGAGATAATCGGGGGCTTGGGAGACGATGCAAAGGTAGCCTTCATTTGGTATCTGGTCATGTTGATTACCAAGATTGGGCTTCTTTTTGCTTTCGGGATCACGGCTGTTGTTATCGGCGGCCGACTTATTAGGCGTGGAATCGACCACTGTTCATTATCAGCAAGGATACGCGCGGCGGCAAACATGCCTTATACAAACGCAAAAGACGAGCTAAGAATGGTTCAGTGCGTCGAAGAACACTTCAATGATTACCGGGCTGGGGACAAGAAATGACTGACCAAGAAGTGGCAGTACCAGACGGGACCGGCGTGCAACTATTCACCGGTAGCCCCAGCTTCGTCCCGCAACTGAACGAGGAAATGCCTCTCGAAGTGCGTAAGACCACTATTCGCGACGCCAGCAGGCAGTTCGTCGCTGTTGACGACAAGCTGCAAATCGCACAAGGCGAACTGCTGTGGGAGATCAACGAGAACGGCTATTGGCGTGAATGGACACACGACGAGATTCCGTACGAGACGTTCAATGAGTATGTTGACCTTGAGCTGTCCATGGCGAGTAGGAAGGCCCGCTACCTCATCAGCATCTACGCGAAGTTCGTAGTAGACCTTGGCCTGCCAATGGAAGTCCTCGCCGGGCTTGAGTGGTCAAAGGCGAAGGAACTCGTGGCCATTATCACCGAAGAGAACTGGCAGGACTTGCTTGAGCAGGCGAAGGACATGTCGGTATCCGAGATCAAGGCTATGGTCAAGGAGATGCGCAGCGACGGCGAAACGGACACGGTAGAACGAGAGACGTTTGTACTACACGCCGACCAAGCGCAGACTTTGCGAGAGGCGATGGCTGCGGCGGCGAGCATTGCGCCAAGCGAGCACAAGTCGGTCCATCTCGACATGATCTCCACCGCGTTCCTGGCCCTCAATGTCGGGGAAGACGAGAATGGCGCGGTCATGCACTTGTCACACATCTTGAGACACATTGAGCGGGCGTACGGCATCACATTGGAGGTCAAGGCGATCTCCGAGGACTACACTACAGCATTTAACACCCCCGAAAAGGAGCACGTCAATGACAATCAGACTCAAGGACACGCGTGAGCAGGATCAGGACTGGTATCTGGATCTCGTTTATGGCGACGTAGACGACGAGGATTCTGCATCGGTGTCGGTTGTAGCCAAAGACATGAAAACAGACGAGATTGTCGCCCATCTCATCACGTTTGAATCGACCGGAGAGGTTTATTTGCCATGCAGTGCACACGCAGCGTTCGTGAAGAGTGGCTACGACGTTAACGGCCTGCCGTTCACCGAATCTGGCGGCTCGCTTGACGTCGCATAGCGACTAGGGCAGTGGTGGCGGAAAAGGCAGACGCAGCCCCACGGTTATAGGTAGCATCTTACTGACGAAATGCGCGCCGTGGCGATGATGGTAAGGTAGCTAATTGCAGGTTCGAGTCCTGCCCACTGCATTACAAAGAGTGACACACGACCTTTTGACACGGCCTAACCCCATGAACATCCCACCCAACTTCCCCCACCCGGCCTACCTGATTGAACCCCTCCTTGGGGGCGCCACTGTGAAGAAGATCGAGCAGGACGGCGCACAGCAAGAGTACATCGTCGTGTTCGGCGAGTGTGATTGCCCAGGGTTCGAGCATCGAGGACACTGCAAGCACGTCAAGATGACGGAAGGCACGTACGAAGGCGAAGGCGTGGACAGAGCCGTGGCACTCTTTGAGGTCGCACAGGTCACAAAGTGTGAAGGCCCACCAAACAACAGCTTCGACAACATCCCCGACATCGTAAAGAAGATCGTGCTGGATAGCGGCAAGCGGCCCAAACGAACACTGTGTGGCTTGAAGAAGTTCCCCGACGGCGGATCACTCGTAATCTACCTATCAATATGAAGAACGAAGCTGGATTCCGAGTTAGCGTGTGGTTCCCGAATCGGGACCAATGGGTGATCCACGCCTTGCAGGCCAAGATCAGAGCCTACGAGGATGCGGGGCTCCCACATAGCCGGGCAGAGATACTGCGAGCCATCATCAAGAGAGCGTTGGAGGACACCCTTGAACAACAAGATCGAAGTGACGTTTAGACGAAAAGACGACTGGCTGTTTGAGCTAGTCGAGCGGATCGTTACCGTCAAGCGCGCAGCCGGAATGCAAACTAGCCGTAGCCGCGAGCTTGTGAGGATGGCCAAGAACGGGCTACTAGGGACAATGAAGGGCGGCGAGAACGACCGCTCTGCAATCAAAGAAGGAAAACTGGATGTACTTCCCGAAGACATTGACTGACGATCTGTTACAATTCATTGGCCGGACTTACGGTGGGATAATGAGGCGACACGAACTTCGGCCTCCCGTGCAGATGATCGTCGCCAAGGGAATTATTGCCGGTGACGTGATCTGGGTGAGGGATGACGAGGGGGAATCAGAGAACTACGAGCTGTGCTGTACAAACAAAGAGCGATTGAATACGATCGCTGGTGATTGGCAGGCAATGCTGATGATCCAGATGCAGCAGGAAGACGCGGAGTAGGTCGTATGTTTACTGTCGCGTTAGACAACGTGAAGTCCGGTGTCAACCTTGGCATGGCCGTGAGGGCAGTGGCGTGTTATGGCGGAGACATGGTTGTCTATTCTGGGAGGCGTGTGAAGCCCTACCCAACGTCTGTTGGGCACGAACACAGTGTGCCAATCCTCCAGTCGTTAGACATCTTCGACAGCATCCCAAACAATCACGTGCCGGTTGCGATTGAGTTTGTAATGTCGGCACTACCGCTGACCTCTTACGTTCATCCAACACACGCCTACTACATCTTTGGCGCAGAGGACAACACCTTGGGTAAGCGTGTACTAGATCGCTGCCGCGACGTGGTGTACATTCACACTGAGCATTGCATGAACCTGGCAGCGTGCGTTAACGTCGTTCTGTACGATAGGACGGCCAAGATCGAAAGGTACTGCAATTCCACAGGTTAAGAAGGCAATCCACTGGACCCAAGTGCTGCACGCGCTGCGAGAGGCTAAAGGTGCCATGACGGAGCGCGCAATGGCCACACAGTACAACATCACCACACAGCACGATGACTTCGCCAACGCCGTGGCCATCTGCGTGCGTCAAGGGAAAGTAGTACGCGCCATGGGCTTGACAGAAGACGGCCAAGTTGGTATAATGGTATCATTGACAGACACTGGTAACTCAACACAGGATTCCACACATGAAGATTCTTAAGGTCGGGCAAACTCCCAATTTCGCCCCGTACATTGGCAAGTGGGCCAACTGCGGGGAAATCATCAGCGTTGAGGAAGACGAAGTAGACCAAAACCACGTGACCAGGAGATTCAAGTGTAGGCAGATGTGTGGCGGCATTGAGGTACACCATTCCAAGACGCCTACGGCACAAAAGATTCTGGCACAGGTTGCACACCGCGAGTGTGTCGAGGCCGCCCTGGACTCCATTACCAACACACTTGTGAGCAAGGCCCCCCAAAGTACGTGTGGGTCACCATCTGTAACAAGTTAGACAATGAAGGAGACGACGATGGAAATCCTGAGAGCGGGTGACCCCGCGAAGGCACGAAAATACGTGGGTGAGTGCGAGCAGTGCGGCGCAATCATTCGCTTGGTTAGCAGTGAGATGTGCAGTTCGACGTTCGGCGTCCACACCGGCGACGCGCACTGCCCATCCGGCTGTGGGCTAGTTGGTGTGTGGGACGAAACTTGCTCTAAGGCTAGGGAAACCCTGGCACAACTGGAACCAACTGAGGAAACCCGCTGATGATAGATGATACGAGAAGCAATCGCGAGAAGGAGGTCGGCGTGTGCCCGGTGTGTGGCGCGCGGTTCAAGCACGTTCCGATCGCCCAGCCAAACTGCCCATGTTGCCACACAAAATTGTACGCCAAGGACGGGGAACTCAGCCTCCTTGTCGACAAGGCATCATTCAACGAGGGGAAAGAGAAGTGAACTGGCGCACTGAACTCACACTTGAGCACCGCGTCTTGGCCACCATGGCAGAGGACGTACACACGCATCTGAACGAAGTGCGAGACGCTATGATGGCGATTGACTTCCTTCAACCAGCGGAGTCGATTGCGTGGGAGGAGCTACCCCGCGTCCATCAGCCGATCTCACCCAACACCGCCGTCAGGCTGCGTAAGACAGGCACCATCGTCGTCGACAAGGAGGATTTCGACGCCGTGCTGGTGTTCCGCTACGCCTACGAAATTGGAGTCGCTACGCCATGTCGTGCTAAAGAGATCACTGAGTTACTCGAAGCAGCTTCCCTCCTCCGGCACTTCGACGTAGCTCAAGTTCGGGAGACTCTGTTGCGAGACTGAGTCTGCCCACAGCCTCGTGGGTCGAGACGCGATTGTCCACGTCATCTGCGGCTCCCCACGAGGTTTTTCTTACCCACTAGGAGATCACAATGTACACCGTACCACGAGACCGAATGATTGGGACGCTGCGATCGTGGCTACACACACACGGACGCGAACATCACATGGGCTTTAGTGTGGCTGCCGCGTTGGTGTGGGCTGAGTCGGCGCCAGACTGTGTTGTCCTCACACCACCGCTATCGCATCACGAGGCATATCTATACGCCAAGAAAGTCGTTGGCTGGTCCGAGACCAAACACAAAGATGACACCGTACTTGAAGAAGCACGACGGCTCACAGACGGACCACGTCAAGAAGAGAACGGCGATATCAAGGATTCGATGACACAGGTGGCCGAGGTGTGGTCCGGCCAGCTTCGTCGCAAGCTGCGTCCTGGTGTCTCGCTAGACCCGAAAGACGTACCGTTGATGATGGCTGGATTCAAACTCGTGAGAGAGACGTACAAGCATAGCAGGGGACACCTAGGCGACGCGGCTGGATACGTGCGGCTGGCGTCTATTGTGGCTGGCGATGAAGACACCAACAAAGAACAGGACACTGAATGAGCAAAACCTTCATAGCATTTGGCGACATCCACCTGCCGTACCAAGACCCAACCGCACTTGAAGTTGCAATGCGTGCGATTGAGTACATCAAGCCAGATTGCGCGGTCTGTATGGGCGACCTACTCGACTGCTATCAGTTCTCTGCGCACCCTCCAACTCGCGGCGTCGTCGAGACAGAGTACAGTGACGACTTGGCGCAGGGTAACCAACTGTTCGACCGCGTGCAGGCGTCGTCCGGCAGGCTAGTGATGGTGGAGGGCAACCACGAAAACCGCATTGACCGAAGCGCTGCCGCCTCAAAGGAGATGCGTGGCGCGTACTCAATGCTATCCCCCCGACTGAACCTCTCTCGTGGGAGGAAGGCGTTCACCTATATCCCGTACGCAGAGGATGACGGTAAGTATGCCCACTACAAGATCAACAACCGTATTCACGCCGTGCATGGCTGGAGCTTCGCGATGAACGCGGCCCGCAAGCACCTCACAATGTCGCAGGGTAAGTCTATTCTCTACGGCGACACACACCGCGCAGACTCCGTGACCGTGCCCGACGTGGGGTCAACCCACGGCTTAGTGCATGCCATGTCGACGGGGTGTTTGTGCCAGCGTATCCCAGGCTACCGGCCGAGCCGTGTGGTCGAATGGGTACATGCGTTTGTGTTGGGGTATCTAGGTCGCGAAGGTGACTCGCTTTACCGGATCGACATTACTGGCGATAAGTGTACGCTACCGGACGGAACGGAGATCACTGCAAAATGACAGCTCACCCACTCCTTAGCCTGCTGTTTTGCCCCGACTAAACCACAACAGTGTTCGCCTCCACGCCGCGTTTTCTTGTCGAAGGCGCGGCTTTTTACTTGACAGCACGTTGTGATGTGGTATAATACTCGCTCGGACAACACAAAGGAGCAGACTACGTGAGAACACTAACCAAACCCGACCAAACTGCAAACGAAGAACGAGACGTCGCACCGTCGTTCCACTTCTTTAAGGCCGCCGTCGACAACCACATCCGCACTATGACGAGAAGCACGAAGCTGTTCCGCACGGATGTCAACAAAGACGAGATGTGGGAACACTACCTCGCAAGTTTCCCGGAAGGCAGCAACCCTGTCTTCAGAGAGCGCACCGAACACGATTGCTCGTGCTGTCGCCAGTTCATCAAGGCGATTGGCAACGTCGTGGACATCGTTGACGGTTCATTGGTGTCTATTTGGGACGTCGTGTCGGAGCACGATCGAGAGGAGATGGGTGAGGCGTATTGTGCGGTTGCAGACGCGATGGCAGCCTTTGTGGCGTCCCATCCCATTCAGAACGTGTTGCTCCATCCAGAGGCGAAGGTTGGGTGTGACGCAAACTACGAGGACATGGACGGCACCATCGTGACGTGGGAACACTTCTATACCGAACTGCCGTCCCGTTTCGTGGTTAGCAGCGACACAATCGGTACGATGCTCGGCGAGGCACGCAGCACCTACGACGTGTTCCTTCGTGGGCTGAACGAGATAACTGTCGAATCGCTGACGACCGTGCTGGAACTGATTGCCCAGAACTCCCTGTACCGAGGCGACGAGCACAAGCAATCCGTCGAGGCATTCCTACGACTGAAGACCGGCAGTGCCTCGTGCGACAACCTGGAGTTGTTCGCATGGAAGCACTCGCAAGCCGAGGCGCCATCCACAGCGAGGCTCCGCAACACGTCAATCGGGACGCTATTGTTGAACCTGTCCAAGGGGATGGAACTCGACGCGGCTGTCACGAAGTTTGAGGCCATCGTTGCACCACAGAACTACAAGCGACCTACCGCTCTAGTGACGAAGGCTATGATTACTAAGGCGCAGGAAAAGGTAGAAGAACTTGGCTTTGGAACCGCTCTCGCACGTCGTCACGCTGTCACCGAAGACATCACGATCAACAACGTCCTGTTCGCCGACCGCGAGGCCAGGCAGGCAATGAACGTGTTCGACGAGATGGCCAGTGAGGTGGCTACTAGCACTAGATCACTTGAGAAGGTCGAAGAAGTCGACATCGACACGTTCTTATCGAGCGTGCTTCCGAATGCCGATACGGTTGAACTGTTGGTCGAGAACAGGCTCGCACCCAACATGATGAGTCTTGTCGCACCGGTCGACCCGGACTCACGGACGATGCTCAAGTGGCACAACAACTTCAGTTGGTCGTATGCCGGGGAAGCCGCAGACTCAATCAAAGAGCGCGTGAAGCGTGCCGGTGGCGACGTGACGGGTGATCTGCGATGCTCATTGTCTTGGTACAATCACGACGACCTCGACTTGCACATGACCGAGCCGAGCGGAAAGCATATCTACTACGGCGACAAGAAGAGCCTCACCGGAGGCACCCTCGACGTGGACATGAACGTCAATACGTTGTCTAGGACTCCGGTTGAGAACATCACTCACCCCAAGAAGAGCCGGATGAAAGAGGGTGTTTACCTCCTGTACGTTAACAACTACACCAAGAGAGATGCGGAGGACACCGGCTTCGAGGTCGAGATCGAGTTTGATGGGGTAGTCCATTCCTTCGCGTACGACAAACCCGTAAGAGACTGCGAAGACGTGGTTGTAGCGAAGTTCCAATACTCGCACGCCGATGGCATCAAGATCGTCGAGTCGCTGCCTTCCTCACAGGTTACGAAGGACGTGTGGGGCGTTACATCTCAGTCGTTCCGTAAGGTGTTGATGGTCATGTTGTCGCCAAACTATTGGGACGACAGGGCGACAGGGAACAAGCACTATTTCTTCATCCTCGACGGATGCAAGAACGACACACCGACACGAGGGTTCTTCAACGAGTTCCTTTCCGATGACCTTCGGGATCATCGCAAGGTGTTCGAGTTGCTGGGCGCGAAGATGCGTGTTGAGCCGTCAGATAACCAACTCAGCGGTCTGGGCTTCAGTTCAACCAAGCGGAACAGCGTGTTCTGCAAGGTGACTGGTAGCTTCACCCGCACAATCAAGGTCACTTTCTAAGGAGAAGACCATGTACCGCAAAGCCAGCCGAGCGAAGCTCCGTTTCAGCAGTAACCGAGGCCAGATCACCGTCGAAGACCTTTGGGATATCGGCATGGGGGAGCTTGACGAGATCGCCAAGCGACTGAGCCGCGATTTGAAGGAAGACGGCGAAGAGAGCTTCATACGACCCATCGAAACGAAGAACGCCATCAAGGAACTTCGCTTCGAGATCGTCAAGGATGTCATTGCGACGAGGCTTGCAGAACTCGACGCCGCGAAGGACGCCGCCGTCTCTCGCGACAAGAAGCAGCGTATTCTAGCCGCGATGGCCAAGAAGAAGGACGATGCGCTTGAGGGCGCATCGCTTGAAGACCTCGAAGACATGCTTGAGAGCCTGTAGCACACGTTAGGATACACCATGAGAATCGCACAACTGATTGAGAGCCTTCGCTGGTGTGGCGCCGAAGTGAACCCTCGCGGGAACATGGTGTACTCCTACTACTACGTGCCTGGACTGCGGTACGACATTGACTTTGCCCCGGACTGCCGACCACATTGGACGTGGTACACCACTGCTATGGACAGCAGGCAGTTCGGGGTATGGGTCAATTGCCACGACAGGCTTATCCTATGCCTAGAAGCGGGAGCATGCTGGAGACTGATAGAGTGCGGCGACTGGGCGTCATTCGTGAAAGAGATGGGCTCGCTCGACGTGTCGTATGGGGAGTCAGAGAGCAACCCGCAGGATCGTGCTGCTTTCCTTGTTCCGTACACGGAAACGGCGCCACCACAGGAAAACACCAATGACGGTTAGCAGTCAGATACGTGATCTACGCGCGGTAATCGTGACGTTACGACAAGAGATTGCCAACCTAGACGAAGAGAAGCTTGAAATCATTGCCACAATCAACGACATGAAATCCGAGTTGGCAGAACTAGAGATGATGCAAGAGGAGTCACAGAGAAGGGACACCACACCATGATACGCATAGG